TCCACGCACATCCTGACTTCCGGACAGTTTGAGAGCTTTGTGTATTGCCCCGCCGCTAAGATCTCAAAAGCATCCGGGGAACAAAGCCACACTGCGCTCCGCTTCTGCTGTGGGGCGTCCCTGCTTTGCGTGTTTTTCTGTTTGATTTTAGCCATTCAACCACCCCTTTGCTTTCTCGGACCTCTCCAGATTCTCAAGCATGCGGATGCAGGCGAACACCGCCGCATCGAAGACGTCGATGCGGTGTGTTTCCTCCACCTTGTCGTACTGAATCATGTCGTCCGTCTTTTCGATAGCGCGGATATTAGCCACGCAATATTCAAATGGTTCCGCGCCGAGATAGTAGAGCTTGCCATCCTTTGCCTTCTTTTCGATGTGACGGAAGCCCTCGGACTTTTTGAAGTAATACTGCGGCTGGTCGATAATGTTGAACCCCTTCTGCTTCATTCCGATGAAATATTCCCGGCAGAACTTCCGATCATGACCGATCTGCTTGATGCGAAAGCCGGATTTCTGCATTTTCACGAACCAATTGACGACGTCAGAATGGTTGACTGTCGGGTTGTTGCACATATCCAGCCAGCCGTCTTCCTGCCAGCCGAATAGCGGAATATTATCCTCCTCCGCCTTGACGTATGCCATTACAATCGGGAACCAGCAATGCGGAATGATGATGTCAACGCCCGTCTGTTTGTGCGCACCATACAGCGCCGCCGTCGTGAGGTCATGCAGCTTTGAAAGGTCTGCGCCGCCGTACCAGCTGATGCCGAGTGCTTTAACCGCTTCGAGCTTTTTCTGAAGGCTCCATTTCGGGTCTATCCCAAGCGCTTTCTCCGCTTTCGCGTTGCTAATCTGGAACTCCGTCAGGTTGAAGTACGCCTTCATGCTGGACGTGTAGATATTCAAGCTCTTCGCCAAGAAATCCTTGCGCTGTTGCGGGTCGTTTTGAGCCTGCATGGCGTCGTTCATGATGTCCGCAGGCCGGATCGTCACCCCGTAGGACGGGTTAGCCTTCTCATGCTCGATCGGATTCGTATAGTCAACGTTCCCGTTCTCGTCTTCGTCAGCCTTGCAGATGAAAATGAAATAGGCGTCGTCCTGCACGACGCCATCAAGGATTTTTTTGCAGTATTTCAGCCTCTGGTAGCAGAAGCTGTTGACGTCATCGCCGGCCGTCGTAATACCGATGACCAGCTTGTTCGTGTAAGCCTTCGTGGCCTCCTTCAAGATATTGTACTGCTTCGGCGATTTGTAGGCGTGAATCTCGTCCGCGATAATGATGTTGGCGTTGAAAGAGTCATGAGCATCCGGATTGCCGGCGAGCGCCTCAAGATGAATCATGCCATCGTCGAAATCGTCGTGAGATATCGAATGCTCCATGTTATTGTCAAGGATGCGCCATCCGTCAACCTTCGCCGCGTTTTTGTCCGGATACCAAACACTCGTCAGGTTATATTCCCACGTCTCGAAACTCTTTAATGCCTGCTTGAGCGCATACCCCACGACGTACACCGTCGAGCCGCTGTGGCGCTCCAAAATCGAGAGTGCCCATGCCAGCGCAGCCGCGAATGTGGTCTTTCCGTTTTTCCGGGGCACAAAAATAAACGCCTCTTTAAATCGGCGTTCCTTCGTCCCCGGTATGTAAAAGATGAGGAGCCCGTAGATGATGAATTTCTGCCAAGGCTCTAACAGAAACGGTTTTCCCCGCAGGGGCGTCCCGTCGATGGCCTGCCCCTGGCGATGCTTGAACGTGCTCTCAATAAGGCCGATAACAAAATCCGCGTCTTTCGTGCGGATATCCCATTTACCGGACTTTATGTCATTCAAAAATCGCGTGCAGCACTGGATCCGTTCCTTATTTGCGACAATCTTCCCGCTTACGACGCCCTCGACATACGCCAGCACCTCCGCCGCATATTTGCCCTTGATCATTTACTCGCCGCCTTTAAGGCCTCGATTAAAGCGTTGGATTTACTTGGAGCTTTGAATGCGTCCTCTTTAGCCTTGAGAAGCCCCTGCGGCGTCAGCCCAAGCTGATTGGCATACGAAAGAATGTCTTTGCGGAGGGCCTCAAGAGTCGTCACAATCGGAGCTTTTTTTGTGCCGATTTCAGTGGCCTCGTCGAACTTATAATCCGATTCGATAAATCTCTTCGTCAGCTCATCGTACTGTTCCTTGAGCTGCCCATAGACCTTAATGATCGGCTCAAATTCAGGCTTATAGATGCCGAGCGCTTGCATATGCTTCCGCGCTTCGTTTGCAGGTTTCGGCATCTAATCACCTCCTGGAAACTTTTTTTCGCGCGCCGGGGAGGGAAAGACTTTCACCCCGGCCAGTTCTCGACCTCGACCTGTCACTCTGGCAGGTAGGGGGGGCCTTTGCCCCTTCTCCGGGTGTTTCCTGTTGTGACAGGCCATGCATAGCGCAACACCGTTTGCAACGTCATACTGCAGCTCCGGATACACTTCGCGCGGCAGTTTGTGGTGCGCGATCGTCGCCGGCGTCTTCCGGCCGTACCGCAGGCACTCCTGGCAAAGGTACCTGTCCCGCCTTAAAACCCTCTCGCGCCACGCCCTGTGTTTCGCGTTGCGATAGTAGCGATTATCCTGCATAACGACCTCACTGCCCGCTCATTACAGGTCTTGATTAGACTTGCAATACCGGGATAATGTTTGGGTACCCATTGATAAAACAAAGCATAAGAAATGATCTTTTCCGGATATGAAACTCCGCCCCGAACGTAAAAGCGCCGAGCCTGTCCGGCTGGCGCTTCTCTTTGTGCTGCTTCCTGATGGTACCAGTGTAGCACGACCAAAGCGAAAATCAAGGACAAAAAACGGACATTTTTGCTTTTAGTGAAAATATGATTACAAATATCTGCGTTGACTCATGAAGTCATACCCGTTTTGTATTTCTGTTAAAGTAAACTTCGGTTTTATTCCTTGCACAGTTTTACAAACACTCTCCTTGTCTTTTTCCTTGTATCTGCGATTAACAAAGAGTATTGTAGACAGCAATTCTAACTCCGTGGCTTGTTTATTTTTAAAGCAATCAATTATTTCAAAAATACTGTCTTTGTATTGGTTAATTTGAGGGTTATTGCTTAAAAGATTTCTCCCTTCTTCAGTGCAGCTAATTTCATAGCCATAGGCATTAGGGTATATTACTCCATCTACTTTCAAATACCCCCGTTGCCGTGCAAAATCGACTTCCGACATCACTAAAGATGAATATGGTCCGTATGTATAAATCTCAAAATCGTAATCAAGTGGGATGCCCTTAATTGTCTGAAGGAAAAATACACATTTCATCATTGCAGTTTTCCCTATTCTTGGCCATCTGTCTGCAATTTGAGTTAAAACAGATAGTCTAAAATTCAAATTCATAACTACATGCCCTCCAACTTTTAAGCTTGTTTTATATATAATCTCTTTATTTGAGGTACGGCAACCATTGATTTTATTATTGGAGAGTATTCGCTTAAAGGCTTTAAAAAACCATGTATCTCATCAAACACTTCGATGTCCTTATCTAACTTGTACCACTTTGTACTTGCATATGGTGTATCTAAAAAGTAAGTATCTTCGCTTCCCTGCTCTTTAATTAGAGAGTTAATTCTTTTTTCGTCTTCAGGTGTCGGTATCATCTCAGTTTCATGTTTTAATCTGTAATGAGTCCGATTTTTGATTATTTCTCCATGTAGTCTTCCATTCCCTGATTTTATTCCGTACAGAATAGTCCAATCATCAAATTCAAGATACTTGTCAATGTTTTGGGGAGGAGGATAATTACCAGCATTACCAATTTGTTTTTTGAGTATTTCTTTTGTTGCTTGACATAAGTGATAATCATATATTCTTCGTGTTTTGTGAAAATATACTTGCGAAAACATTTGATATCGGGCAATTACTAAACTTTCGGCAACATGCCATCCTCCATCTTGAATAGCAATTACGGGCGAATCTGTCTCTGTAGTATATAAGGCCAAGCAATGTATTAAGCGATTTCTGTCGTAAATTCCGTAGCTTACACCGGAGTGAATCGAATCTCGCAACAAATAATCAGCTCTATCTGCATCAAGTTGTCCTGAAATTAAACTTTTCCATAATAACATACAGGAATCTGCTTTGATTGATTTATCACCCAGTAAAGCAGTTACCTCTCCTGCCTTAATACCGTAATTACGATTATTTGGATGATTTTCAATAATGTCTTTAAATTGCTTCTTAATTATTTCAACACTATAGTCTTCGTGAGTATAGCATTTACCTGATTCGTTGTTTTTCGGAGGCATTAAATCCTCTCCTGCATGTGAAAATGGGGGATGGCCTACATCGTGTAGTAAAGCAGCGATCCGTATAATTTTCCTCCAACGTTTAACACCTTCATCATTGAGGCTAAGCTCTCGCAGCTTATCTCTTGATTTTTTCACAATACAATCGTACATATTAGTAGCCATTTGCAGAACCCCAAGCGAATGTTCAAACCTTGTGTGTGTTGCTCCAGGGTAAACCATTTCAGTCAGAGCCAATTGTCTGATTCGTCGAAGGCGCTGAAATGCTGGTTGATTTATAATATCTCGTTCCTGTTCATCTAACTCAATAAACCCGTATACAACGTCTCGTATTTCAAATATTTGTTCATTCACTCCTATATCACCTCTTTAACCTACACACAGTTACATGCACACTACCAAATACTGCATTTTTAATAAAAATAGCATTACAGAATCGAAAAATCAAGGAGAGGCCAAGACTTTCAGCAAACTACCGCCCCGTAATACGCCCGGGCGAACCTGACAAGCGCATCGTCGCGCCACCGCCGCGCCGTACGCTCGTCGCAGTACTCACGCGCCGCCACGCGCTCGGCGCAGCTCCTCCCGCCGACTATGTACCACTCCTCCAGCACGCGCCTGTCCCTCTCGCCGATGGCCGCCCACGCCGTATCAAAACGCCTGAGCCGGCGACGTATCTCGCGCAGCCGCCGCTCCTC